CGTAATGGTGGGAGAAATTATAATTATAATAATGGAGGTTCTTACGCACGAGGTGGGCGCAGATCTTATAGAAGAAATTATTCTATGGATTCTGGAATGATTGATGACGTTCGTGAACTTATGATGGAAGCTCCGGATGATCGCACTCGTCAGAAGTTCCAGAAATTGATCGACGAATTGGAACAAATGTAGATAGATTTGAGTACCTTGGTTTATATAGCCAGGGTACTCTTCTTTAGGGGAGTAAAGATAATTGGAAATCGGTCGGTCTCCAAAACCGTACTACGAGGGTTCGATTCCTTCCTCTCTTGTTATAAAAGGATGTGGTGAATATGGGAAGACCTCCGACTGCGAAAACACAGTTAGAGAAAAGAAATCGCAATATTGATTTGATGGATAAATTCGAAACCAATCCGAAGGCACTAACAAAGGCGCAAATAATGGAATTGGCAAAGAAATTCTATGATGAAAATAAAAAATTAAATGATGGTGGATTTTGTTATATTTGTGGACAACACAAACCAAAGTCTAACTTTTATGTAAATACGGATCCTATTACTAAAACTGGGTATAGTCCAATATGCAAGGATTGCGCAAAGGGTATCGCAAGGCGTAGGGATAAGAATGGTGATGATCATGGGGTAACAAAAGAATCTTTACAACTCGCACTCTTCTATCTCAACAAACCCTTTTTGCAACATTTGTATGAATCAAGCATAGATGAATCGACAAATAAAAATCACGCTACCAAGGATCCTGATAATTATGATGTTTATGCTTCATATATAAAGAATATCTCTATGCCCCAGTATTACGGTTTGACATGGAGAGATTCTGATTTCATGAAAGAAAAAATCGTATACGAAGATGAGAAAACGGCGGAAAGTATCATGGAAGGCCGTGAAGATCAAGATACATACCGTGATTTCTTGAAAAATAAAGCAGATGTTAAGCGATTACTCTCTTATGATCCTTTCGAAAAAGAATCTATTGAGGATCAGCCGTTTTTGTATAGTCAGTTGCTTGGTTTATTGGATTCCGGAGATGAAGACAATGAAGATGTTTTGCGTATTTCTAGTTGTATAACAATAGTACGCGGAATGTTACAGATTAGTAAAATAGATGATTCTATTGCTCAAATTATGAGAGATATTAAAAGCTTGGAGAAAAATTCTGGAACGGTTAAGAGTCTTCAAGATAGTAAAGCAAAAATTACATCACAAGTTGCTACTCTCGCAGAGCAAAGCAAAATAAGTCTAAAGTCTAATAAAGGTGCCAAACGTGGTTCAGGAACATGGACTGGCAAACTGAAGACTTTGAAAGACGTAAATATTCGAGAGGCCGCAATTAATGGATTTGATATAGCAACTTGTAAAGGAATGCAACAAGTAGCAAATATTAGTATGGCTGCTATTATTGACAAATTACATCTTGATGAATCTGAATGGGCTGATATGGTCGCAGAACAAAGACAGATGGTAGTTTCTGCTAACAATAAAACCAACGCTTACGCTGAAGCCGTAAGGATATTGTTAAAAGAGAATATAGATTTGCGAGATACATTACAAAAAAATGGACTAATCAATGAAGATGAACTTGTGGATTTGGATAATCTTGTTAATACGTATATAGAGAGTGATGGTCAGAAAGAACAGAGTGATGCGTCATGATTGATAATGTTGTTCTCTATGACGAAAGAATAGCTAATGCTTGTTATTATGGCCCAGAATTCGTTAAGGAATTACTTGGAATTAGAGATCATGAAAATATTTATGTTCCACATATTGATTACCCATTTTCCCAGCGAAAATTAGAAGGGTATAAACAGCTTGCTAAATATAGATCGTTTTATCAACAAAATCCAGTTAGATTTATAAAAGATTTTTTTAACATACAGTTGTTAGATAGTCAAGCATGGTTGATGACAGAAGCTTGGAATAAGCAGAACACATTGATCTTGGCGAGTAGGGCTTTTGGCAAAAGTTTTTGGTCAGTTTTATTTTGTATGGCAAAACAAATGTTATCAACGTATCCATGGAATTGTTATATAGCTTCTGGATCAGCGGAACAGTCTGCTACTACCTTTAAGAAGCTTGAGGATATTGCTCATGATAGAGTTGAGAGCTTGATGAATAGTACGGGGAAAATTTTTGCAAATGAAGTTGAACCGCCTAATGCTTCCGGGGATGGATTTAGCCACAACCCATCGGGATTCGAATATCATCTTTATAATGATAGCTTTTGTAAATCTTTGACATCGAACGTATCGCGCAATAGAGGTAAGCGTGCAGCTTGTGTTATTTACGACGAGACAAGTTTTTTAGATGTTGAGCTTATACGTGTATATGCTGCGTTTTGTGCGGTCGATAAAGATTTCAAAACTGGAGTCAATGAAGATGGTACAGCGTTTAATAATGTAACAATGCATACAATGCCGCCGGAAGTTCCTAATCAGTTGGTTTATGTATCTTCTGCTTCTTCTACAGATACAGAATTTTATCGCATGTATCGAGAATATAGTAAAAAAATGATTATGGGTGATCCTAATTATTTTGTTGCCGACATAGATTGTGAATTAACAATGCGTCCAACTGTTAATGGGACAAGAATAAAATCTGCACTTACTAGAGAGATGATTAACGCTTCTCTCGCAACTTCTCCAGAGAAAACCAGAAGAGAATTTTTTAATTTATTTTCAACAGATGGCGGAGAAAATGCAATTATAAGACGCGGAGCCGTAACTCGTAATGAACAAACGTATAAGCCAGTTTTATATAATGATACGGGTGAGCGAAAAATTGTTATATGTTACGATCCAGCTAGATCTAGAGATAATTCTGTTATTTTAGTTGGTGAAATTTATAAAGACAAAGACATTAATGGAGATATTGAATATAAGGGACGTCTTTTGAATTGTATCAATCTTATTGATATAGGCAAAAAACGTAAATCGCCAATGCAAACACCAGATCAGGTTGAATACCTTAAAGAAGTAATTCTTGATTACAATCAAGGGGGAGATGAAAATTATTCTAATATTTTAGGAATTTATATTGACGCCGGATCCGGAGGTGGTGGCGTTAATATAGCTGATTATCTAATGGAAGATTGGGTCGGCAAAGATGGAAAGAAGCATAAAGGTTTGATTGATCGAGAATATTCGGCGGAATATGTTAAAAAATTCCCCGGTGCAGTCGATAAAATCCATCTTATGTCTCCTACGAAATATAAATCTGAAATGTATGAAGCCATGATTGAGATGGTCAATCAAAATAAAATTACATTTACGGCGTCCTACGATAACAAAGGACATTTAACTTTTATAGATTGGGACGAGAAAAAGTTATCCGAAGAAAAAGAAAAAATAGCCAAAAAACTTAAAGCGAAGAAATTATCAATTGATGAATTTGAAGAAAAAATGAACGAAGAATTAAACAAACTTGAGAATGTCCAAATGAAGACAGAAAAACTTGATTGGGCAGAAGAAGCTGCTCTTGCCGGAATCGACGCATTAAAAGAAGAAATTATTAATATGCAAAGAATTCGAAGAGAAAGCGGTAAAGATAGTTTTGAATTAATTCCAGAAAAGAAAAATTCATTAAATGATGATCGTGCCTAGAGAATAATGGGTACGTTAAATCCGATCTGATTAATTGGAAAACCCTTGAAGAAGGCAATCCACAGCAAGCGTAATGGTAGCTGCAACGACTGAGTGATCGGACTCCATATGGAGATGCGACAGTCTGAACTCACAATATAACTTAATAATGAAATGTGAGAACCGAGGTCGAGTGTAAAGACACTCATGGAAGTACCTCGGTCGCTTTTTATGCAAAAAAAAATAATAATTTGAGAGGTATTATAAATGATAGGGATTTATGTTATAAAAAATTTGATTAATGACAAAAAATATATAGGACAATCAAAAAATATTGAACAGAGATTTGTTGGACACAGGTCGGCTTTAAGACATAATAGACATGCAAATAAACATCTTCAATCTTCTTGGAACAAATATGGAGAGTGTTCTTTTGTGTTTGATGTTTTAGAAGAATGTGAATATGAGCAATTGAACGAAAGAGAAATTTATTATATAGATTTGTACGATACTTATAATACTGGGTATAATTTATGTCGCGGCGGTGATGGAAATCCAGGATATAAGCATACGGAAGATGAAATCATTAAAATGAGAAGAATTCAGAACCCCAAAATGATTGTTCAATTGGATCGAGATGGTAATTACATTAAAACTTGGATTGGTGGGATTTCTCATGCTAGTAAAGAATTGAAGGTTGACAAAAGAAATATTGAAATCTGTTGTAATCAAATACCAAAACATAAAACAGCATATGGATATATGTGGTTCTATCTTGAAGATTATGAAAACGATAATATTGATTGGGATTATTATTTAGACCGCGATTATGATAGGGGTATGAAGGAATTATATCAAATTAATTTTAAAGGGAAAATTGTTAAAAAATGGAAAAACGCAAGTGTAGCGGCACGAGAACTCGATTTAAAAAGCAAATCAATTACCAATTGTTGCAGACCCGAAAGTACACAGAAAAAATATGCTAATTATTATTGGGTGTATGTAGAAAACTATTCCGACGATATCAATTGGGATAATTATTGTAGACATTATAATTTCAACCAAAGAGTATATCAGCTAGACGATAGTAAAAATTTGATTGCGTCTTATAAAAATATAAATGAGGCCGCCATAAAAGGTCTTGGCAATAAAAATCTACATTCTGGAATTAATTATTGTTGTAATAAAATTAAGAATGCAAAAAGGTGCAAAGATTATATTTGGGTGTTTGAAGATGAATATAATAATGGTATAGATTGGGAATACTATCTTAGTCCTAATTCCAATACTAAAAAGAAGGTAAAGCAACTTGATTTAAATGGTAATTTGATTAATGTTTTTGAAAGTATCACAGATGCTCAAAAAAAATTAAATCTTAGCTATAACAAAGTAAAAAAAATAATATCAAATAAAACAATTGACAATAACTATATTTTAGAATATGCATAAAAAGTCTAAAAAGTAACAGAATGATACTATGGCTATGTTTGGATTTTCTTTATCTGAAGAACGCCGTAAAAATATAACAAATAAAAAGAAAACTACAACGCCAGACTCCATAGCTAACTTCGTTAATAGCTTACCTATCAAACGAGGATGGAGACCTGGTTTTAATAAATATGGATCTAAAATGTAGAAAGGAGGTACATATGCCGAGACAAATGAAAAGATCTAAAAAAACCGTAGCAGAAAGAATTCCGGAATTTGAGCAACATCAGCTAGACGGTAATGGCATTGCTACTTTTGCCGAAGAAAAAATGAGTCAAGCAATAACTGCTCTGCGGGATATAAAGCAAAATAGAGTAAACCGTACAATCTCTACTTTTGACAAAGAAGTTCTTCGTCAGTATTTAGAAAATATCAGTAGTAATGAACAGAACTTGCGTAATCTTTCACGGTTTTTAACTTATAGAGTACAAGTCTATTACAGGCTTATCAAGTATCTAGCAAATATGTTGTGTATGGAAGCAAGAACAGTAATACCTCCTTTTGATTTAACAAATCCTCCAAGTCCAGATGAAATGCTTAGAATTTATCAAGAGAATCTCGAAGTACTGGATCGTTTGAATTTACAATATGAAATGCTCAAAGCAGCCATTGTGTGTTGGCGCGAGGATGTCTTTTATGGTTGTAATTATTATGATGAAACCGGGCATTTTATTTATCAGCTGGATCCAGACTATTGTAAGATCAATGGCATTTATATGCAAGGCGACTTCGCATTTGCTATGGATATGACCTATTTCAGAGGCAAGGAAACATTGCTTGAAATGCTTGGAGAACCATTCGAAAGTATGTATAAAGCTTTTGGTGGGAATAATGAAAATCGTTGGCAACAGATGCCGGATGAGTATTGTGTTTGTTTCAAACTTCGTGCCGAGGATTGGGAAACTGTAGTTCCGCCCCTTATCGGTATTTTTAATTCGTTGATTAACTTAAGCGATCTTGAAGATATTGAGGCTATTGCTGATGAACAAGTTATCTATAAACTATTATGGTTGGAACTTCAGACTTTGAACAACACAGATATGCCGGATGATTGGAAGGTAAATCCAGAGGTTGTTAAGCAGTATTATAATAGGATGATCAGAGAAGCATTGCCGGATTATACATCGGCAATTATATCTCCCGTTCCTATTCATGAGGTAGCCTTTCCAACAGATGCGGCAAGTGATACGACCAAGGTTCAGAAAGCTACGGAGTCCGTATTGAATACATCTGGTGGCG